AATGTCTCGGGATGTAGCTCGTTGCCTTCGCCAACAAACTGTTCAGCTTCTGTGCGCACCAGATCAATGATGGCTGCCTGCATCTCGGGCGGCATCTCTGGAACCTTGGAAGGCTTCAGATCAAACACACGCTCCTGCTGGCCGAACATCACATCACGGATCCAGGACTCGGCGGCCCGGCACTTTACGTCCGTCAACATCATGTAGATATCAGAGCCACCCATCTTAGCAATTTCCGCCATTTTGTCTGGGTCGTAGACTCCACGACGTTGGCGCTCACACCGCAAAAGACGCTCAGTGACTTCCGCCCGCGCAACCTTGGCATTTTCCCAGCAACGCTTAACGTAAGACGCCAGATTGGTTTCAAAGCCAGCGCCCTCTTCCATCGCTCCGTTATCGGAGATGTCGACTTCGACAGGCGGTTTGTTATTCAGGTAGCTCATCTATTTACGTCCAGCCTCTGGCGGATTTTTTATTGATTGACCTGGCGCGAGAAGGCGTCAAGCCACTACGAACCCGCATGCAGGCATACTGTGTCGCGTCTTGGATATGCGAATAAATATCCTTGACTGGCCTGTCCTTGTATCGGGCGGTGCCTGAGGTCTTCAGGCGCTCATATTTATATCGGCCGCCAAACCCTTTGCGTAATGTGGTGCAGCGCGGGTTTAACAGAAATGCTGGTTCGCCATCTGACATGCGCGTCATAAAGAACGCAACAGCCTCTCGGCGCGGAATGAAATCGTTGGTCGGTGCCGGCTCGGTATAAATACCGGCCTCGAGCAATTCCTGTAGACACGTACGCTCATCGGTTTGCGCCCTAATGTTTCCAGCCGGGTCACCCGCCGAATACACCGTGAACCCGCCATAACGGTTTGACAAGAGAGGCTTCACCATCTCGTTTGCAAACTGGCGGATACCCATATCCTCAGATATGACTTCATCCAGGATGATGACCTTGCCTCGCGCCGTAACCTGCATGACTACACAGGCCGGGGTCAAACCAAAGTCCCATCCCAACACAATGGGTAGGCCGCGCTCGGCCTCAACGTTCTTCTCTAGACAATGGATCTTGTCGTTGTACTCTGGGTAGACGGGCTTGCCGTCCTTGGTCGAGCCGTAGTTGCCAAGAAGGAAGACGTTGATCCAGTCTTCGGGCTTGGACGTCACCTGGCGCATGTAGTACTCATACCCATTGGGCAGGTTCAACATGTTTTCAGCATCCGGGTTGGGGTGATACAGACCCTCCGAATCCCTAAACAAACCACCAGGCTGACGGTAGAACTTCCAGGTTTCAGGCTTTTCTTCTTCTGCAACCTTGTAGTACCAATGGTCGTCATCGCACGGGTTGGTGTCGAGAATGATCCCTGACCAAGTCGGCCCGCCAACTAACTTCGATGGGTACCGGCCAACACGCTGCGTGACCATATCAAAGATCTCTTTTGGGATCTCAGACGCCTCGTTTATCCAAGCTCCCGTCAACTCCAACGAGCGCAGCTTTCCTGTCTCGGTGGGGCGGTCGAGCGCCATGAACATTACCTCGAGCTCCATCGATGTACCGTCGCCCACGTCCGCAATCTTCATCGTGGACGTGATGGGCGTGTCCCACTTGAAGGGCGCCACGTTCGAGGGGAACCAGGTCTCCCAGGTCTTGATCGTCGTGGACTTCAGTTCGGGATACGTATTTCGTATCACTAGCCACCGAGAGCGCCTTATTCCATCGGGTGACGGTTCTTGACGCAGAGCTCGCGCCACGATTTCCACACAGCATGTTGAACTCTTACCTGAGCCAACAGGGCCCATAAGCCCACGCACGAAACTGTCATCTTGATGGAAGGCAGCTGCATTTGCGCCCGGAGGTTTGTAAGAAATGACATCCACTACTTCTTCCCGCCAAGATCCAGCTGAAAGGTAATCGGTTGTGCGTCGACTTCCATACGTACGTCAGACAGATCGGGCAGAATCTTTCTCAACAAGACTTCGATTGCACGCACTTGAGTCGAAGACAAATCAACCTTACCGATTGCGTGATCGCTCAGGCGGTTGATCAATATCGCCGCCTGAATCTTCATGCGCGTATTTTCGTCGTGCCGAATCTTCTTAGTACGTGCTGCCATTTAATATCCTATTTGCTCAACGCCGGCCTGATCAAACGCTTTGAGCATCGAGCCCGCCAGGCGTACCAGATCTTGCTGGGACTGAAACTCTAAAAGGTTGATCTCCGCCTCGATCATGTGTGGCGTGCCACGAATGTTCACCATCCCGGTTAGCACCACCACCTGCGGGGCAATCGATTGCTTCAGATCACTCTCGTATGTGACAGTAATACCGCGTAACGCCTCAAATTGATTCAGGTATACCTGCAGTCGATCGCGTGTAAGCACGGAAAACCCTTTGATCTCTGTTTTGTGTGGTTGCGGGGGAAGGAGTTGCACCCCCGACCCTCGGATTATGAGTCCGATGCTCTGCTACTGAGCTACCCCGCCAATAAAAACCCCTCGCGTTGCGCGTATGTCCCGTTCAGGGCGTTATCAGAGGCGGGAGGGGCGTTGCAATTGCTAAATCTGCACACCATCGTGCGATATTAGCAACATATTAACATATATTGTTTGAAAAATATGTTGTAGATATCACTAATACCCCGGTCACCGCAGGCTTTTGGTCCCGTAGGGGGTGCTTCCCGTCCAATTCAACCAGCCGAAGGCAAAACGGCGACGAGATTGCAGGCTCCTGCTCACGATTTCTCACGTTTCCGTCGCCACACCTGTGTGTCAAACGCTCATATCGTCTCTGATATGCATGATTGGTGTGGGTAGGTTATGAAAGATGATGCTCGTGTGTGTGTAGGTGATACAGCTGGAGCCTCACTACCCCGGTACTTATGTGCCACTGTCCCTATGGGGGGTACGTATCGTCGATACGGGGGCAGAATCACGCATCCTGCGGCTGTTAATCATAGCTACAGCTAGGGTTTATGCGCTTCTCCAGCCGTCTTGTGCCAAAGGCGTGACACTTTCCACCGGAAGATGACCCTGGAAATTCTCCAGACTGCGGCGGCGTGCGTGTATTGGCTTTCAAATCCCCTGATTTCATTCAGCTTTCTTCATCTAACCCTTCCTAAATTCGGTTATCCGGCGCTTACCCCGCTCTTCCTTCGGAAGGGGTAATCGCCTCTTCATTCTTTTGGAGAACATTATGAGTAAGCCCGAACATCCGCTCGATCTTATTTACTGGCCTGAGACTGGGCAAGTATGCGATAGGCGCGAGCTGCATTACTACATTGCTGAGTGTGATGACAACTTCAAAGTCATCTCTTGGTATTCAAAGCAGCATCCTAAGTACGGCGAATAACTTGGTAACACCGGCACCTGCCCCCCCTTTCCTATCGGAAGGGGCAGTTGCCTCTTCATTCTTTTTAACTTTCTTTCTTCCTTCTGGAGATTTTCATGTCTACATCCAAACCTGTTTCCGCTGCCCAGCTCAACCGCATCAACGCTTTGCTTGATCGCAACCTGATCACGCTTGAGACGATGCCAACCGAGTCCTGGGAAGCGTCGTGCATTATCCGTAACGCACCTGCTTCTGTGCGTGACAAGACTGAGCTCAAGAACAAGGGCGGCCGTGTCTTAGCACGTATGACTTGCGGTGAACTGGAGCTTTCAACCAAGGTTGTTGATGCTTTGAAGTTACTTGAACTCGTCAAGTCTAAGGACTCCAAGCTCTCTGAAGCTGTCACGCTCCTTCGTGCACAGTTCATTGCTACTAAGCCACAGTAGGTTTCTATCCTCCTACTTGTTTCTCATACATCGGAGGTGTTGGGCGCCAAGGGTTTCCGGCGTTCAGCACTTCCAATCTATTAGCTTGGCTGTTAATATAAGCTAAGCTGTTAACTTATCAACCAGTGAGGTATATATGACAACGCTTCAGAGATTCAACCAGATCCTCTTCAAGATCGCTTTCGCTACCGCAGTTCTCATCCTTCTCGCCACCCTCTACCCCGTCGTCAGGAGTTTCCTATGAGTAACCGTAATCGGTACCACTATGACCTTTACAAACCGATCTTCTCGAAGGAGTACCAGAAGTACCGAACCGAGATCGAACGTGAAGACCCCGGTCAACGTGAGCCAGGAGCATTAGCAATTATGTTCTTCGCAGTAGGCGGGCTGCTTGCAATTGCAGCCGGGTTTGGTTTGTTGGTGATGTTTGTTAACTGAATTACATGCGGAGTGCTGGGTTCTTCTCGGCGCTCCGCATATACGCGGCTCTCAATACGAGAGGTTCACTACGGCACGATCTTTCCGTGCACATATCAAC